GGCAAACATTAATGACTTCAAAGCTAAACTTGCAGGCGGTGGCGCTAGAAGTAATCAGTTTAAGGTAACAATGCCTTTTCCTGGTTATGCACAAGTTGGTGGCGAAATAGAAGACTTAGCATTTTTATGCAGAAGCACTAAAATACCGGCAATGAATGTTGGTGTGGTAGAAGTACCATTTAGAGGAAGAAAAATCTACATTGGTGGCGATAGAACATTTGATGAATGGTCTATACAGGTTCTTAACGATACAAACTTTAAGTTAAGAAACGCCTTTGAAAGATGGCAAAATGGTATCAACAATATGTCAGATAACGAAGGATTAACAAATCCAGTAGATTATCAAGTTGACGCATTTGTTGACCACCTTGACAGAAATGGAAATACAATTAAATCTTATACATTAAGAGGATTGTTTCCAACTGGTATTGGTGAGATTGATTTGAATTATGACGAGCAAGCTGCTGTGGAAGAATTCCCAGTTACTTTCCGTTATCAATACTTTGAAAGCAATACAACCACTTAATTTTTAAGCGGATAAGTATTACTAACAATAGAGGAAAAATATAATGGCTGAATTATTTGGATTTTCGATTACACGATTAAAAAAACAATCGGACCCAAAACAAAGCTTTACTGTAGCACCAGCGGATGATGGCACACAAACCATCGCCGCTGGCGGTTACTTTGGTCAGTATCTTGATATGGAAGGTACTGCTAAAACTGAAGCTGATTTAATCCGTAGATATAGAGAAATTTCATTACACCCCGAATGTGATTTGGCAATTGAAGATATTGTCAATGAAGCAATTGTGGCTAATGAAAATAAAGAAGCGGTAAGGGTTAATGTTAATAATCTACCTTATGGTAATGATGTAAGACGAAAAATTGAAGATGAGTTTAAAGAAGTGTTAAGACTTATGCAGTTTAACACAAAAGGACACGACATATTTCGTAGGTGGTATGTTGATGGTAGAATATTTTATCAAAAAGTTATTGATAGAAATTCTACAACTAAAGGTATTACAGAGTTAAAATACTTAGACCCACGAAAGATTAAAAGAATAAGAGAAGTAAGAAAGAAAAGACCTGAAGGAGTTACAGGTCCTAATATGCTTACAGTAGTTGATGAGTTTGTTGAATATTATCTATTCAATGAAAAAGGAGTAATCAACTCTACATCTGGTGGCATTAAGATTGCACCTGACACAATTGCATATTGTCCGTCAGGATTAATTGACCAAACTAAAAATATGGTCTTATCTTATATGCACAAGGCAATTAAGCCTGTCAATCAATTAAGAATGATTGAAGACGCTGCTGTTATTTACAGAATTGCTAGAGCACCAGAAAGAAGAATATTTAAAATTGATGTAGGTAACTTACCAAAACAAAAAGCAGAACAATATTTGCGAGATGTTATGGCAAGATACAGAAACAAACTTGTCTATGACGCCTCAACAGGAGAAATCAGAGATGACAGAAATTATATGTCAATGTTGGAAGATTTTTGGTTACCGTCCAGAGAGGGTGGAAGGGGTACTGATATTAGCACTTTGCCTGGCGGTCAGAATCTAGGAGAAATTACAGATATAGAATACTTTAGAAGTAAATTATATCGAAGTTTAAATGTACCTACAAGTAGATTAGAGTCTTCTTCAGGTTTCAATCTAGGAAGAGCTAGTGAGATTACTAGAGATGAACTTAAATTTACAAAGTTTGTACAGAGATTAAGAAAGAAATTTACAGAATTGTTTAATGATATTTTAAGAACACAATTAGTTTTAAAAGGTATTATTAACGAAGAAGATTGGCAATCAGTAAGAGATAGTATTACATACGACTTCTTACAAGATGGTCACTTTGCTGAACTAAAAAACACCGAGCTAATGAGAGAGCGACTACAATTGGCAAATGAAATGCGTGATTACATTGGTAAGTTTTATTCAGTTGATTATGTGAGAAAAAACATCTTGAAACAAAATGCTAGAGAGATGGAAGATATAGATAAACAAATCAAAAAAGAAATTGATGATGGTATCATATCTGCTCCTCAGCAAGATGTAACAGATACAATATAGGAGATAAAATATGTCAGAGCATACAAAAACATTTATAGACAACTTAGAAGCAGGCAAAAATGCAGACGCAGGCCAAGCTTTTAAAGACGCATTAAGAGATAAAATGGGTAACGCTTTAGACGCTAGAAGACAAGAATTAGCGGCTAGTTTGTTTAACAAAACAGGCGAACCACAGGCAGAACCACATAGCGACCCTAAACCAGAAGTTGCAGATGTAGGAACATTTACAGCAGATGGTCAGGTACAAAATGGTATGGACGCAGTTGAAAAAGACGGTAAAGCAGAATTGGATTTAACTCAAAATGCCGAAACTGAAACTCAGTAATATAGTTGAAAGAGAGTTATATATCGACTCGGATTCTTTTAAGTCTTTAAGCCCTAAACTGAAGGACGCCGTAAAAGAAATATTTGAGAGTATTAAAGATAATACAGACGATATAATAAAAACATTTGAGGGTGCCGTAGATAAGGCAGCTGAACATTATAATATTAATACTAAACTTCTTTATGATTATTTTGATAAAGAAATAGAAGAGCAATTAGGAGAATAAAAATGGCAAATACAGTAATAGTAAAAGGGGAGTTTATTAATAACCCTAGTGCTAATAACATTGGCGGTGCTCATTTTGTTCATTGTGTAGCTACAGCTAATACGCAATCAGTTATAGTAAAAGAATCTGGCGGAACAACATTAGGTAACATTTATCTACACTCTGCTGGCGATTCTATTATAATCGAAAAAGGTACTACTGACACTATTACAATAGCAGATGGTCATGCTAGTGCTGTTGGTTCACCAAGAAGTTAATTATAATGACTATATCAACCACCAAATTAGTAGATGATAATTTTAAAATTATTGTAAATTCAAATGGTGTAGGTAGTGAGTTTCAACAGAAACTTGTTGATGTAGTAGGTAGTAACAATGCAAGTAGTGAACCAAAAGTTTCTATTGCTAATATGCAATACGAAATAATAGGTACAGGCAATGTTACAGTATATTTTAAAAATGACACTACAAAAAAAGTTGTAGTATCAGGAAGAGGAAATTGGGGATTGAAACCAGACGAGATTAAACTTCAAGACCCTATTGGTGATATAAGTTTAAATAGTGATGATACAGTTACAAAGTATAATCTTGTAATTGAAACACATAAAGAAGCGGGATACAAGTAATGGAACAAACAATAGAAAATTTTGAAGGCACTAAAAATGTTACTATCAATGAAGGTGGTAGCATGGGTGATGTTCAAGCAGGTATAGAATTTATTTACAACATGAGAGAACATCTTGTAGATGTTGGTATTGCAACACTTTATCTATTTGCTTGTTATGCGTTTTACTTGTGGTTAAAAAGGAAATTAAGCTAATGGCAGATACAGTAACAAGTCAAACAATTGCAGATACAACTGGTGTTAAGTTTACAGTTAAGTTAACTAATCTATCAGACGGTACTGGTGAAACTTTAGTAAAAAAGGTAGACGCTTCTGAATTAACTTTTATGACAGAGGACGCAAATAGAACTATTAGTAAAGTATGGTATTCTATTAATACTGCTAATAATAAGTCTGCTGTTGAGTTACTTTGGGACGGTGCTACAAATGCTACAGCATTAATGTTATCAGGTAATGGTCATATTGATTTAAGACCAAGCGGAAATGAGATAACAAACAATGCAGGAACACCAACTGGAGATGTTTTATTATCTACTAAAAACTTTGCAAGTGGTGATAATTACACTTTAATTGTCGAGTTTAGGTAGAAAACTTTATAAATAGTAGTACAAAGAGAGAACATATGAAACTAATATCGGAAGAAATTCAAAACGCAGAGTATCTTGTAGAGGATAACGGCGGAAAGAAATCATATAAAATTAGAGGTATCTTTCTTCAATCAGATTTGAAGAATAGAAATGGAAGAGTGTATCCAAAACAAGTTTTGGAACAGGAAGTGAGTAGATACAATAGAGAATTCATCAACAAAAAAAGAGCATTTGGCGAACTAGGACATCCAGACGGTCCTACTGTCAACTTAGAGAGAGTATCACATATGATTACTTCTCTAACACCAGATGGTAAGAACTTTGTAGGTGAGGCAAAAATTATGGACACACCATACGGTAAGATTGTAAAAGGTCTTATAGATGAAGGCGCTCAGTTAGGCGTATCATCAAGAGGTATGGGGTCAATAATTCAGCGAAACGGTGCAAACTATGTAAAAGATGACTTTTACCTTGCAACGGCAGCTGATATTGTTGCAGACCCAAGCGCTCCAGACGCTTTCGTAGAAGGTATTATGGAAGCAAAAGAGTGGGTATGGGACAATGGTAAACTCGTTGAAAAGGATATAGAAGCCTGGAAACGACAAATACGAGAAACGAAACAAAGAAAATTAGACGAAGTTAAGTTAAAAGTCTTTGAATCATTTCTTGGAAAACTTTAGTTTTATAAATATCATTAGTACGAAAAAAACGAAAGTTTTTAATTAATTAAAAATAGAGGAGATTTCTCAAATGGCCGAAACAGAAAATAAAATTGAGGCGTTGGAAAAAGAAGTTGTAGAAGCGAGTGCTAACCCACAAGCTGACGCTCCTAAAAAGAATGCTGTGGCGGCTGAACCTACTCACCTTAGTAATGAGGGCGAGGATTTAGGTCCAGCGGTAACTAAGCCAACGGATTCTAATCCTGACGCAACAAAAAAAGTTAAGCCGGTTTCTGGTGACGCTCAACAAAAATCTGCTGGTGCTGCTGACGCAATGCCAAAGATTAAAGAAGAGCAAGAAGCAGAAGCTGAAGAAGGTTCAGAGGAAATCAAAGAAGCGTCTAAAGACGAAAAAGAAGAAGACGAAAAATCAGAAATGATGTCAATGGATAAAAAGAAAAAAGATATGCCAAAAGACGAAATGATGATGAAGAAAGCTTCTTACAAAAAAGAAGATACTGAAGCAGATGAACATATTGATGTAACTGCTGATGTTGACGCTTTAGTCAAAGACGAAGATTTGTCCGAAGAATTTAAGTCGAAGGCTGCAACAATATTTGAAGCACGCTGGATACGAAGAAAAATTAAAAGAAGAATCAGAAAAAGCTAAAGGCGAACTCGTAGAAAAAGTTGACTCATACCTAGCATATGTTGTGGAAGAGTGGATGAAAGAAAACGAATTGGCTTTAGAAAGAGGAATCAAAGGCGAAATCGCTGAAGATTTTATCTCTGGTTTGAAAACACTTTTTGAAGAGCATTATATTTCAGTCCCAGACGAAAAGTATAATGTACTAGAAGACCAAGCTTCAAAGATTGATTCGTTACAAAAGAAATTAGACGAAGAAATCGAAAAGAATGTTGAACTAAACAAAGATAACTCTGAAAAGAACAGAGCTCAAATCGTTAGCGAAATGGGTGATGACTTAGCAGATACATCTAAGGAGAAATTCAACAAACTTGCCGAAGAGGTTGAATATACAAACGAAAAAGATTTTAGAGCAAAGATACAGACTATTAAAGAGTCTTACTTCGGTGCTAAGAAAGAAGTTTCGTCTGACATTGATGATGTAGCGGTTGGTGAAGATACTGAAAATGTAGATTTATCAAAAAGCATGGCTGCTTATTCCGCCGCTATTACTAAAACAAAAGACATTAAGTTGTCGAAATAATAAAAGCAAATAGAGGAGAGATTAGATATGTACTTATCTGAAACACACGAAAAAAAATGGCAGCCAGTCTTAGAACACGCAGATTTACCAAAAATCGGTGATTCTTACAGACGAGCTGTTACTGCTACAATCTTGGAAAACCAAGAG